TTATTATACTACCACCTCTAACAGCCTTAACTGTTGCCTTCTTAGGTTTATTAGTTCCACCACCTGCTGCATTCATAGACTCCATAGTATCAACACCATACTTTTCTACAGCACCCCTACTCATTACAAACTCACCAGGTTGAGCAGCAATCAATTGTGTATCAACACCTGCTCCTGTCACCTTCTCTCCTGTTGATGTACCTATACTTCCACCTTCTGCAGCATAAGTTACACCTTGTGAACGTCTAGGTCTAGATGTAGAACCTGCTGCTTTATTCATTCCTTCAAACAATCCACCACCATACATAGCAACTGCATTCTTACTCATAACATACTCACCAGGAGTAAGCATTGCAGGAACTGTATCACTACCTCTTGTTAATCCACCACCAGCAAACGCATCTAGTTTTTCAATCTGTTCTTTTATTAATCCACCACTCTTCATTCCTTGCGCTGCTACTGCATCATCACCTGCTTGAGTAACTTCATCTGGTATTAACCCCTCATCACCTGGTTCATCATCACCTTTTAATTCCTCAGGTGCATTCTTTTGAGCACCAAGTAAAGCAGCACCACCTATCAACGCTGCCAATCCTATACCTGCGGCCAACCATGGATTCGCCATAGCCCACATCAATATCTTACCTGAAAATGACCACAGTGCTTTGATCATTCCAGCAGCACCTGTAATGATAGACTTAGTGAATAAGAATAACTTTGTTGCTATATTAAATGCTGCTAAGGCAAGTAACCCCTTTAAAATAGGAGGTAAGAATGTAACTACAAAATCCTTAAACTGTTCTACTGCCTTCGCATTAGCAGGGTTTTGTAACCATTTAAGAAGTCTAGTAAGTCCCCACCCAATAACAATAGCACCAAGCATCTGTACTATCGTATCCCATAGACTAGTAACAGGTGCTAATGCTTTCTGTATAGGTGCAGGAATGCCTAGTTTCTTTGCCTTACCCTCTTTATCACTCTCTTTCTTTAACCTCTTTGCTTTCTCTGCTTCCTGTCCTTTCTCATCAGCAGCATCCTCTGCATTGTCTGCCTTTGCTTTTAATGCATTAGCAATATTTTCTACCCTCTTACCAATATCCTTAATAAATTTTAACCAAGGAGGTTCTGAACCTTCTAACTGTGGTAGAGGTTTAATCTCAGTACCAGTTAATAACTTCTGACTCTTAGGTTTTACACCAGGAGAACCAACACCATTGAAATCTATAGCAGGATTTGCTTTCTTCTCTAAGACACTATCCATAAACTTCTGGAACCCAATCTTATCACCCTTCTTCGCAATCTTAAACCCTTCTTTCCTCTGTTGAGGAGGTATTGGTTCTCCCTTATATGTACCTTCTGTTTGTAGTTCTTGTGCAGCAGCAAAGAATTTATCAGCACTAATCCTTTTCTTATGACGAGCCGCATCCTGAGGAGAAACAGGTAATCCCTCTCTGGTATTTCTAATTAAGTCATCAAGAAAACCACCACCCTGTCTTCCTTGAACAGTGGTGCCTCTTCTATTCTCAATTAACTCATCCAGATTTTTCATTCTGCTTTTGCTTTTCCCTTTCTTCCTCTAGGTGTTGTTTGAGGAGTTCAACGTAGATGTCACGCTCCCAAGGGATCATGTTTTCTATCTCCGTTAAGCTGTATTTATGGTACTGCATCAAGGAAAAATTAATCTTAAAGTATGCCTCAAGATTCATATGAGACATCGCTACCCGAAAAAAGACGCTAGTCCCTCCAGAGTAACAGTACTCTTCTTCTTGGTCTTAGGATTGGTAACCTTAACATCATAAGATAGTTTAGGCATAGTCTCAAAGAAGTTCTCAATGTCTTGAAACTGAGTAGTATTTAACTGCTCAAGAAACTCACTGAGTTCTTTCTTACTAGACTCTGCAGCAGGCCATGCTTCTTCATCACTGTATATAGTATCGATACACTGAGAAATGAGATCAAAAGATTGTTCTAGTTGAGAACCTTTAGATCCACTCACATCAAAATTAGTCTGAATGAATTGTTCCAATGAAGGATACTTCATCTTCATACTAAGAGTATCATCAAGTTTAATAGTATCATTATGCTTCTTAGATTTAGAAACTTGTATCTCATCAATAGGAATAACTATATCAACCTCAGTCTTCCCATCATCTGGGCATGTGATAGTAACTTCTATCTCCTCACCAACAGACTTACCTCTGATGTTAAGGAAAAGATATTCAATATCAAACGTAGGAAGTGTATCTACTTTGATAGTAGATTTAATACAAGACTTTAGAACTTCTTTGATTGCTCTAGATATATCTTTTTGATTCTCACTCTCCATAGCAAGTACAAGAAGTTTCTCTTCTCTTACTAAGAAAGGTCTGTAAGTTATTGTTTCTCCTGTAGATGGCAACTCAAGTTCATAACTTGGCGTACTAATCTTTGGTAAAGGCATAACAAAATATAATATTATGTGTGTTTATTTAGAGACTTTATGCGATGGTGTTACTTCCTGTACCAAACTTTCTAATACTCTTATCTCCACTAGTTTCTCCTGCTGAAGAATCTAGAGAACCAAAATCACCCCATGCTCCATCAAAACTTGCATTACCCTTAGTTGCTTGACTACTTGTTCCAGGTTCTCCAATCTCTTGGTTAACAGTTGAGTTAGTATTCTGTCCATTGTCTATAGGATATTGTTTCTGTCCTATATCCTTTGTGAGTTCTTGAGATTCTTCTGTTATAGCAGACTTAGATCCATCCTTATGAAGAATAGGATTAGAAGGATTATCCTTAGAAGTATTCTTCAATGGTTGTGATCTACCAGAGAAACTATCCTGTCCAAGATTACCTGGATTTCTAATACCAGTTTTGTTAGTTACATATCTTTCATAAGAGAATGTCACAGTAAACTCAAGGTTCTGTGATGGGTCATAAGATACATCAGCTGATGATATATTCTGTGGGAAGACATTGATAAAGGAATAAACAATAGATCCTTTAGGTCTAAATGGATTAACTACACTCCAAGGAGCCTCCATATCTTTATTAAACTTATAAAGATACAAATCACATTTATAATTGTCTGGATAGTTAGCAACGAAAGATGAGGTACTAGCTTTTGGATTCTTTCCTACTAATGGCATAATATATTCCATCCATGCTTCAAACAAATACATGATCTGATAATTAGAATCAATATAAAATGTCAAGTCAATAGTATTATCAAACTGACGCATGTATGCACTCTTCTGTACCACACCATAGAAATCTCTTACATCATGTGTTGATATCTGAGAACCAGGAAGTGAAGTTGCTTTACACAACATTCCAGCTTCATTTAATAATGAACGAGGTATATCATTTGCTACTAATGCATTATAAAGATTCTGATTAAATCCAATATGAGACCTGTACTGACTACTCTGTGCCAGATTACCAAACCTTCCTAAAAATCTTGATGTACTGTATCGAGTACCTGGTATGTTCCCAGCCATCTAAATACCATATGGTGTTTCCCTATACTATGTATGTCTTATAAAGGTAAGTTTACTCCAACTCACTCAAATAAGTACCAAGGAGACTCAAGAAACATCATTTATAGATCCCTTTGGGAACTAAAGTTTATGAAATGGTGTGATCGTAATGTAAATATACTTGAATGGGGTAGTGAAGAATTTTTTATACCATACGTATCACCTCTTGACAACAGAGTCCACCGTTACTTTCCAGACTTCTACATGAAGATTAAAGAAAGTAATGGTAAAGTTAAAAGATATGTAATTGAAGTTAAACCAATGAAACATTGTGTCCCTCCTGTAAAAGGAAGGAAACAAAAGAAAACATTCATACGTGAAGTGGCAGAGTATGCAAAGAACCAAGCAAAATGGAAAGCTGCTAGGTCATTCTGTGAGATGAGACAATTAACCTTTAAAGTAGTTACGGAAAAAGAACTTGGCATTAAATGAACCCTACGAAAATAGACTCACTGGTATGGTGGAGAACCTTACTGGTATAGAAGATGCTGATGACTTAATGGTAGATATTATTGACCGTCTATCTGATGGTGTAACACCAGTACCTGACTTAGGAAACTACTATACTTTTATCTACAAAGCAAAGACTCCTAACATTACATACGATACTAATCCTTTGGTTGCTGTAACAGAATATCATCCATCAGGGTTCAAAGGTTTTAACTTTCACTGGGGAACTATGAGAAACTATACCTTCTTAGAGGTAGTAGGACAGTTATATTATGTACATCCAGTAGAGATAGATGAGTTAAAAACAATTCCCTATCAGAATTTTGTTCTAAATAACTAAAAAGATTATAGTGGCATCAGTAACTAAGACACTACCAATACCAGGGAGTAAGAGTCAGCCCCTTAAATCTACAAGGGCTAGTATTACATTTGACCCTGCTAATCCTAGTGCTGCAAGAACTCTAACCATAACAAGCGTAACAAAGAATAGAAGAGGTAGAACAACAGCAAGTACAGATACAACATACACTCAGGGTGCTGATGGTATGTTCAGAGATACTAGTGGTACTCTATGGGCAGGAGAATATGATGGAGGTGGTGGTAAAGTAAGAAATACAATGGGCAAAGCAATTAACTCTGCCAATGTAAAAGATTCAACAGTAGATGAATGGGGTGCTAATGCTACTGGACTAAAGAAGAAAGAAGGTGACGGTGGTAGTGGTGCTGATGGAAAAGATAAAGGATCAACCGTAACTAATTCAACTCTTAGAAAAAAGGGCCCAACCGTCCCTAGAAGAATGAATTATGGGGATTTAAGATACCCTATAACTGCCATGAAGGAAACTGACTTCATGAAGATTACTATGTATAGGTATGTGGCAGGTGACTT